TGCGTTCCTGTGTGGTGTTTGTGTTTGCGTTTGCGTTACCGGTTAAGTATACGGTAATGCTTCGGCCAGAGCAATGGCACCAGGCCACTTAAATGATAATTTTTCAAAGATATTATTCAGAGCCCTGACATATCAAACCCATTAGATTGTGAAGGAGGGTCGGCTGTGCCATGGGTGGTGCAACCGCAACCACCCTGGCGATTGCCCCGTGCAACGCAAGCCGGTTGGTTGCCTCGAGTGCGGCAACCATGGCCGCCTCGGCCCGTTGCCACGGCACCACGCCACACACCAGGGCCTCGGCCACCCGGTGGGCCGCCTCGGCCGGTCCTACCGGGTGGTCCCGCATTTTGCCAAACAACTCCGCGAACAGGTGTGCATTATGCGGCATCTCAGCCAGTACTGCGTCGATGGCTGTCATCGGGTCGGCCGAGGTAGTGTGTGTCATGGTACCCGGCCCACACGGGCCGACACAGAACCCGGCACAAAACCCGGCAGCCCCCACGGTGCCACCGGCGTGGAATTGCATACTCACCCGTCGGTCGTTGGAGTGTGTTACGGAGAATCCGCAATTGAATCCGGTGCCGCGGTGGGTGATGAAATAGCACGCCATGCCGGCCAGGTTGGGCGTTAGGAAGTAGTCGTCCCGGCGGAGCGGGTACCCGGCCGCCCGTATGCGGTCCCGTACCATGTTCGCCAAGGCTCGGTGTGTTATGCCGGCCCAATGTCGGCCGGCCCGTGGTGGGCGGCCCATGGTGCTCGGTAGTTGCTCCACGCGTTGGATTTGTATGCATTTTGCTGATGGAAAAATCATTGTTTGCTTTCGTTATGAAAATAGAAAATGGCCGGGCACCACACATGCCCGGCACCCTAACCGGTGGGTAAACACATCACGCACACGGTTGCCACCGGCACACCGTACACGGCCACACGAAACTCACACACAGTGTCGTCCCGCTCCGCCGTGGCGGCCGCGACGAGCACGGCTTGCCACGCGTTGCCACTGCAATCCTCATGCGAAAACGTGGCGGAGGTGCCAAACAACTTGGCAAGGGTGTCTCCCAGGTGAGTGCGGGTAGTTGCACCACCCAACACCACAACCCCGGCCAGATTTCGTAGTTCGAATTCAATTGTGTTCCAATTCGCCATTTCATAGTCCTTACTTGATTACGTACCCGGCGGCGGCCAGGGCGGCAACGGCACCCCGGAGAAGCATGCGTTCGGCCCCTGGGAGATGCTCTGCGTGGTTCTGTTGTGTTTCTACCAACATCTGCCTCGCCCAACGTATGGCCGTCGCCGTGGCCGCCCGGGCCGTGGTTGCACGCGAAATGTCATGAGTTGGCTTTTCCACTTCGGCCCGGACGGCAATGTACGCGGGCCAGCTACCCGGCACCACCCTCGTCCTTTGTGTGGGGTGTTTCGTCCTTTGTGTTGGTGCGTTGTAGTGTTGCACCAATTCGCCGTCAACGTAGATTTCTGGCATTGGGAGCCCGCCGGCCTCAACCGTATCTAATATGCACCGAATATCCGCGGCAATCCATTGTTTCGCTCCCGCTGTCGAGTGTAAGTGCCCGTTGCGGAATCGTTTGTGCTGGATGTGCTTTGGGCCAAGCCGGGTAACGGTGCAACCGCCGGGCGTTTCCCGTGTGTCAAACTTAAATATTTTCTTCACGTCATCTTCATCTTCATGATCGGTCATTGTCTTCTCCTCGTTGTGGTGGTGTTGTATGGGAACCCCGGTGGATCGCTCCAACGGGCGCACAGGGCCTAATCCCACCCTGCCTATTCGTCGCCGTGTGTTGCTGATCGTGCTTCTTTGTAGTGCCGGGCCTCTTCCTTTCCCTCGATGCTGCCAAACAAAGCCAGCTGGAGTGCCTGCCGTTCTGCATAGTGGTATGGGCACGATTCTAGTTTGCCACCTACCCTGCTTATGTACCAGGTCCCCCCTACGCTAAACACAGCTCGAAGCTGTGAGCAGTCTGCCATGGTCCGGCGAAGCTCTGTTAGGTTCTGCTCGCCATTTAGGTTTCTTTTGATCATTGTCTTTGTCCTGTGTGGTGTTTGTGTTTGCGTTTGCGTTACCGGTTAAGTATACGGTAATGCTTCGGCCAGAGCAATGGCACCTGGCCACTTAAATGATAATTTTTCAAAGATATTATTCAGAGCACAAAGCCCGGCCGGTGCCACCGGTGGTGGTGGTGTTGTATGGGAACCCCGGTGGATCGCTCCAACGGGCGCACAGGGCCTAATCCCACCCTGCCTATTCGTCGCCCTCACTCGCCGCGTACGGCAACAACCAGCAACGTTTTGGGTAGGTAATGGCCGCCCGGGTTGTCTCCGTAAAATTCGCGAAGCAGTTTTGCCTTGGCCATCTCGGCCTCCGCGATGGTGTGGTGTTTGCAGCCGATGGTCTGTTTGTTGGCTGTGTTATAAACTGCGTACATTGGTGTCATTGTCTTTGTCCTGTGTGGTGGTGTTGTTTGCGTTACATCCTAAGCTTAGTGTAATGCTTCGGCCAGAGCAATGGCACCTGGCCACTTAAATGATAATTTTTCAAAGATATTATTCAGAGCCCAAAGCCCGGCCGGTGCCACCGGTGCAACCCGGCCACACCACCCAGGCCCATTTTCGTTTGCCACTGTGGCTCATTATTCTGCTCCTGGATAAATTACGCCTTTTGACAAATGTACCTTGCCGGCTTTCACACATTCTGTCATCGTCGACCAGCATCCTGCCCAAAACGGTCTATCACTGCTTGGCCATTGCGTGGTGACTTCCCAGCAATAGACATCGAGTCTCAGGTTTGTTCGCCACGCCCCCACTGCGGGCCGTAAATCTTCTGGCTGGCAATCAACGCCGAGGCAATCGCTGACGATCTTCGCCAACTTTGTCCGTGTTCTACCGACGCCGTTTTTGTACTTCTTTCGGCTCATAAGAAATTTAAGAGAATTTAGGTTGCGATTGTCTAGCGATTCCATTTCTTGCCTTCCGTTAATAGTTCATTGTGTCGTCGGCAAGCGTAAACACTTCGCCGCCTCGTCGGTGAGCAGCCCGCTCCGCACCTGCTCGCGTTTTCCACTCCTTAGCGGCGTGGCGAGTGCCAATCCCCACGAACCGTGCCGATATCCAATGGTTTGTCGTGGTAAACAGCAATGGTTTGCCGTTTGCGTTGCTGGCTGCTTTTTTGATTCCAAAAGTCATCTTCGTTGCCATTGTCTTTGTCCTGTGTGGTGTTTGTGTTTGCGTTTGCGTTACATCCTAAGCTTAGTGTAATGCTTCGGCCAGAGCAATGGCACTTGGCCACTTAAATGATAATTTTTCTGATGATTAGCAAAAAGCCGGAAAAACACACCCCAGGCCAGTGTTAGGAATGTAACACTTGCCCGGGTGCCAACGTGCGGCCTATACTGCTCAGGGTATGCACCACCCAAACAACACAGGAGGGCACCCATGCCCGCAAAAGCAGAACCGCGTAAAAACACAAAGTGGAGGGACGAGCACTACGTGGTAGCACACAGCATGGCCACCGCCGGGCACACAGACGCAGACATCGCCGGCACCCTTGGCGTCTCCCCGGATTGCCTCAAGAGGTGGCGGGTGACACGCCCCGCCCTGAACAATATAATCAAGGCGGCACGCCACGCCAAATCAGGACCGATGTCCGGAGCGTTGGGCACACATAACCACGCCCTGACGTTCCGCGACTACGTCTACCGCCAACTCCCACCGGACCTCGCCGGGGTATGGAATGAGCTAGAAATATGCAGCAGAGGCAAACTCGCCCGGGAACGGGTCGAGGCCATGTTCGAAGGACACGGGGTGCGGGTGCGGCAACAACTCTTCATCTACGCGTGGACCCAATCGAACTTCAATATCGGGGCGGCACTAAGGAAGGTGTGCATACCCAAACGCCTGTTCGACAAGTGGTGCATGGAAGCAGAATTCGCAGAGCTAGTCGACGAAATCCAGTGGCACAAGGATAACTTCTTCGAGGCCAGTCTGATTGATCTTGTGGCACGAGGAAACGACCGTGCCACCATCCACGTCGCCAAGACACGCCTCAGGGACAGGGGCTATGGGGAACACTCCCGGATTGATGTGACTGGCAAGCTTGAGACTTCGACGACTATCGATGTTGGAACTCTGGATCTTCCACTCGAGGCCCGGGTGGCACTACTGACGGCCATGCGGGACGCCCGCGAACGAGAGGCGGAAAAGGAGAAGACTATCGATGGCCACGTAACCGGCGGTGCAACCCAATGATCGCCCCACTCCGAATCGACGAGCACGCACTAACGGCCAGCATTTGCCGAGACAGCTTCTATCATTTCGTTCAGGAATTCTTCGGCGAAATCATTACGCAAAAACCGATATGGAATTGGCACATACGTTTCATCTGCGACGAGATGCAGGTGGCGGCGGAGCGGGTGTTTGCCGGCCACCCCAAGGAATACGATCTGATTTTCAACGTGCCGCCCGGTAGCACAAAATCGACCATCGTGTCGGTATGCTTCCCGGTGTGGACGTGGTTGCGTATGCCGCACGCCCGGCATATTGGCGGGGCCTACGCCGGCCGCCTGACGCTCGACCTGGGCCGCCGGGCCAAGGACATATTCACAAGCGACAAGTTCCGTGCATGCTTCCCAGAGCTAGAGATACGCCGCGACGTGTCCGCCAATGGGTATTTCATGAATACGGCCAAGGGCAGTATCCGCCGGACTACGGTGGGCTCCGTCATCATCGGTGAGCACGCCGATTTCATCGAGATCGATGATCCACTGGACCCCGAGGGTGCCCGCAGCGACCCGGAGCTGGAGACGGCGAATACGTGGTGTACCGAGACCATCGCCCAGCGGAAGGTGGACCAGGGCGTGTCTCTGACGATCTTAGTCATGCAGCGGCTGTCGCAGAACGACCCAACCGGGTACATGCTGGCCAAGGCCGCGAAGGGGGAATACCGCATCCGCCACATCTGCCTCCCCGCCATACGCAACCAGGCTGTTCGGCCCGTCGCGGCCCGTGCCAATTATGATAGTGCAACCGGCCTCCTGGATCCACGCCGGTTGCCGGCCAGTGTGCTTGACGAGAAGAGGGCCTTGGGGGTGTACATGTTCGCCGGCCAATATCTTCAATCGCCGGTGCCACTTGGTGGTGGCATGTTCCGGGTCTCGAAGCTGCAGATAGCAACGCCACCACCAGAGCGAAGATTCACTCAGATAATACGGTACTGGGACAAGGCGGCCACCGGCGGCGGCGGTGCATACACGGCGGGCGTCAAGATGGGGATGTGGGCACCGGACCCAAGCAGGCGTAACGAGCCGGAATTCTGGGTGTTCAACGTGTCACGCGGCCAGTGGGCCACCGACGAGCGTGAGGCCATAATTGACCAGACGGCGAATGCGGATGGCCGCTCCGTGGTGTTGGCACTAGAGAACGAGGGCGGCAGCAGCGGCAAGGACGTGGCACTCATGACGCTGCGGAGGCATGCGGGCCGCCGGGTTGTGATGGACAGGCCGACGGGGGACAAGGCTATGCGGGCCGACCCCGTGTCGACCCAAGTCAACGCCGGCAATGTCAAGCTGGCAATGTATGGGGATGACCGGGATGCGTGGATACCGGCATTTCTAGACGAGCTCAAGCACTTCCCGAATTCGACGTTTAAGGACCAGGTAGACGCGTTGAGCGGCGCGTTCAAACTCCTCACAAACAAACGCCGGGCCGGGGCGATGAAAGGAACCTAGATGATAAATGAATATACATTCCAAGCAGGGGATACTGTGCGGGTGGCATACGCCACCAATTCCGTCGCGGCACGGGAGGCCAATAGCCTCGGCCGGGGGTGGACGATTACCCACGTCACGGAGGACGTGAACCCGCTGCGGGTCGACAGGCGGGCCGTGGTGTTGGCTCCCCATGGCACCGGTGCCGGTGTGGTTGCGTGTGGCTTCCATGGCGTAATCGGTGCCATGGTGCGGGAGGCACGGGTACGGCGGTGGGGGCTTAGCCAGGAGAAGCTGGCGGCCGCGGTTGGCATAAGCCCCCAGGCACTACGCCGGTTGGAGGGCGGCACGCCCGGCATTGCTTTTGATCTGACAATCTTGGTGATGGTTTATTTGCATATCGACCTGCAGGTACTACTGACCAACGTCAGGCCGTTCCTGCAGGCGTGCCCCGGTAGGGGACGTCATGAGTAACCCAAAACCACTAAACGACCAAACGCTTGCCCTGGGTGACCGTGTATTCGTCACAGGGTATGCCGACCCGGACCACCACGTCCCCGGCATTACGTTCTCCGGTGCCCCGATGGAGGTGCTCGCCCTATCGTGGCCG